TGATGACTGGCATCTAAATTCTCCTGTTTTCCCATCTGTATTCACTCACAGTTTTACCTAAATGTCACCTAAATAATACCACACCACACCAAATCGTGTCGAACCACCTCATATCGTTAGATACTTTTTTCGGTTTCAGCCTCTAGAAAGGACCAAATATGTCTCTCTTCAAACTCCGTGATGGAGATCAAGCGATCATCTCAACTGGTGGAGTCCAGAAGCAGGTTAACCTCTACGAACGTAATGGGTATCTGTTTGCCGGTCTCTCAAACAACTCATTCATCCTGCTCAAGTCAGATGGATCCACATCCAAACCCAACACCTTCCTCATCCATATCGAGACAGACGTGCCGCTCTACCGCGGCTTGTTCAATCGTCTTGGAACCAAGGTAATTCCCAAAGCAGAGCTGCTTGATGACGATCTCAAAGCACGCCTGATGCTGGAGGCATAAGTCATGACTACCACGTTTGTACCTACCCCAGATCAACAGGCAGTTGCGGATCAGTTCTTCCAATTTCTCATGAGCGATGCACCTACCTTTGTTCTCTCAGGTGGTGCAGGTGTTGGTAAGACCACGTTGATGCAGTACATCTCCAACAACGTGATGCAGACCTATCATGATGCCTGTACCTTGATGAATATCAAGCCTGAGTACCATGAAGTCTCTTTCACAGCGACCACCAACAAAGCTGCTGAAGTCCTCGAGAAAACTCTCAACAAGCCTGTTTCAACAGTGCACTCATTCTTGGGTGTCACTGTCAAAGAGAACCAAAAAACAGGTAAGACCTTTCTTGAACCAACACGTCAATATCGTGTTCGTCACAATCACATCCTCTTCATTGATGAATCATCCATGATCGACACACAGATGTATGATTTCATCATGGATGCATTCAAAGACAGCAAGATAGTTTTTGTGGGTGATCATGCTCAGATGTCTCCCGTAGGTGAAGAGATTTCACCGGTCTATCTGAACGTCGATAAGTCAAACTTTGCCTTCCTATCAAAGCCTGTCCGTAACGCGGATCAGCCTGCTTTGATGGATCTCTGTACCCAGTTGAGAAACACAGTTGAGGCAGGTGAGTTTCATCCCATGGTCGAAGTCCCAGGAGTCATTGACTATCTTGGTCCGGAAGACATGCAGAAAGCATTGGAGCATTACTTCAAGCTGCCCAATCCAGCTGTCCGGATCCTGTGCTACACCAACTCGCGTGTGCAGGACTACAATGCATTCATCCGTGAAGTTCGAGGACTCCCTACAGAGTTCACAGCTGGGGATGAGCTTGTTGTGGCTCAGTCATATATGTCTGGGAAATTTGCTCTGAATGTCGAACGTGAAATTCTCATTACAGAGATTGAACCAGACACTTACAATGCTCGTTATGCTGAGCTGACTGGAGACAGTAAAGACCTCACCTACAAGAAGTTTCATATCTCTCCTCCAGGCTCTCTTGGTGTCTCATCCCTCACATGTGATGTTGTGGATGATCCTGCTCAGCTGCGGTGTGTTCTACAGGCTCTCAAGCGTAAGAAACGCTGGCCTGAATTCTTCCAGCTCAAAAATCAGTTCCTGGATCTGCGAGATAAGTATGCCTGCACAGTCTACAAATCCCAAGGCAGTACATACGACACTGTGTTCATTGACTTGGGAAACATAGGCACTGCCCGTGATCCTGAGCAAGTCGCTCGAATGCTTTTTGTGGGGGTGTCTAGAGCAACCACACGGGTATTTTTCTACGGAAACTTACCTGCCAAATATCAAGGAAAGGTAGCGGCATGACTGTCTCAGAATTTATCACTGATCTTATCGAAAAGCTGATGCGAAGATCCGTCTCCAAGAATGATGAAGAGATTGAAAAGCTCCATGACAAACAATCTGCTTTGACAGGAAACACCGATTTTCTAGTATCTGGTAGGTTCTACAGCCAGCTTACAGGTGCAGCACTGGCTCACGCTCGTAAGGTGCCGGCACATCCTTCCATCTTCCAAGATGCGTTTGATGCACATACAGAAAAGCTTGCTTTGGAGCGGGATGAACTCATCCTAAAACAAGGCCTGAAAACTCTGTTGGCTCCCTGCACAGATTATCAAGATTTGCGTGATGCACTTCCTGATACAGTCATGCAGTTTCTCCCTGTCATCGCTGACTTTCCACGCACCCGACCTGAAGCGTACACGTTGATTGACATGCCTATGAAACTTCATAGCTATGAATCAACAACGCTTCGGGTCATTGATCATTACCTAGCAAGCAGGATGCTCTTCTAATGGACTTCCAGACATTTACAGATCACGAGAACTCAACCTACCCCATCTGCATCTTGGCTCCCAAGCTTGATAGTGCAGGCATGACCAAAGAGTACCTCGACCCTTCTCTCATCGATCCTGAAGATGTCATTGCTTACCAACTCTATACAACGGGCAAGAAAACCAAGGTAGTTGATCAGAAAGTCTTTCTCACTGACATGCTCGAATTGCTCAGTGAGATCGACACCAAGTACATCCTTGTCACTGACAGCGATTACTTCAAGACTCTGGTAGGTGTGGCTAAGGTAGATCCCTATCTTGGCTATGTCCTTCCAAACAAGTTCCCTGCCAGCATGGCTGGTCAATTCAATGTCATCTTTGTACCAAACTACCGTCAGGTCTTCTACAACCCGACACCTACCCGGGTACGTATTGCCTCTGCGTTAGACGCTCTATGGAGCCATATGAAAGGCACCTACCAGGAACCAGGGCATGACATCCTCAAGACTGCTGAGTACCCTCACACCCCTGCTGACATCGCTGTATGGCTTCAGAAGCTCATGGACATGCAATGTCCTTTGGCCTGTGACATTGAGGCCTTCTCTCTCAAGCACTACAGTGCAGGACTCGGCACCATCAGCTTTGCATGGAACCAACATGAAGGCATTGCCTTTGCCATCGACATGGGAATCCATGGTGAGGCTGTACGCAAACTCCTCGTCAAATTCTTTTGTGAGTTTGAGCAGCCTCTCCTGTTTCATAACATCAGCTACGATGCCACGGTCCTAATCTACCAGCTCTTCATGGAGCATTTGATAGATACCAAAGGTCTGCTCAATGGACTCGAGATCATGCTCTCAAACTGGCATGATACCAAGCTCATCTCCTATCTCGCCACCAACACCTGTGCTGGTAACAAGCTGGGTCTCAAAGATCAGGCTCAGGAGTTTGCCGGCAACTATGCTGTTGAAGAGATCAAGGACATCACCAAGATACCTTTGCCAGAGTTGCTTGAGTACAATCTCATCGACGCATGTTCCACGTGGTACGTGTACCATAAGTGGTGGGATAAGATGGTGGCAGATGAACAGCTGGAACTTTATGAAGAGATCTTCAAGCCAGCAATCATCGACATCATCCAAATGCAGCTGACAGGTATGTCTATCGATATGAACCAAGTGGCTCAGGCCAAGGTTCTTTTAGAGGTAGATCGAGACAGTGCACTTGAGCGTATCTATCAAGAACAGCACATCCAAGACTTCACCTACATGCTTGCTGAAAAGTGGGTAGAGAAGCGGAACAACGAGCTTAAAATCAAGCGTGTTGTTCTGGCTGACTACCCCGACAAGTTCAATCCCAACAGTCCAGATCAGCTGCAGAACCTTCTGCATGAACATCTCGGTCTACCGGTCATTGAAAGAACCAAGACCAAACAGCCAGCCACCAAAGCTGAAGTGCTTGAAAAGCTCAAAGCCTACACTGAAGATCCTCACATCATTGATCTCATCAATGCTCTGCTGGATTACAAATCAGTGGACAAAATCTACACCACCTTCATCCCTGCGTTGGAGAGTGCTGTAGAAGGTCCGGATGGATGCCATTACCTCTTCGGTAACTTCAACCTAGGTGGTACGGTTTCCTGTCGATTGAGCTCTTCAAATCCAAACCTTCAGACCATTCCTGCCACAGGAACCAAGTATGCCAAGCTGATCAAAAGCTGCTTCACTGCTCCTGACGGTTGGCTCATGATTGGATTGGATTTCAACTCTCTCGAAGACATGATCTCAGCTCTCACAACCAGAGACCCAAACAAGCTAAAAGTCTACACAGACGGATTTGATGGTCACTGCTTGAGAGCACAGTCTTACTTTGCTGAGCGCATGCCTGATATTGATCCAACATCTGTGGAAAGCATCAACTCGATCAAGACCCTCTACAAAGCTGAACGACAAGAATCAAAAATGCCAACCTTCGCTTTGACCTACCAGGGAACCTACATCACCCTGATGGCAAAAGGCGGCTTCTCTAAAGTTGTCGCTCAACAGATCGAGCACAAATATCACGAGCTTTACAAAGTGAGTGATGAGTGGGTAGCAACCAAACTCGATGAAGCCTCACGTACAGGCTATGTCAGTGCTGCCTTTGGTTTGCGTGTTCGCACACCATTACTCCACCAAGTTATCCGCGGTAACTCTGCCACACCCTATGAGGCAGAGGCCGAAGGCCGTACTGCCGGTAATGCCTTGGGTCAATCTTGGTGCTTGCTCAACACACGAGCTGCTTCTGAATTCATGAATATAGTCCGTGCAGGCAAACACAGACTACAGATCCGACCGACCGCTCACATCCATGATGCACAATATTATCTGATACCTGATGATATTGAGATCTTGCAGTATGTGAATGAACAGCTGGTCAAGGCTGTTCAATGGCAAGAACACCCTGATATTGCACATGATACTGTCAAGCTTGGCGGTAATTTGAGCATCTTCTACCCCACTTGGGCTCAAGAAATTGAGTTGCCAAACCACGCTTCAGAAGACAGTATCCGAGACCTTGTCTCTGAAGCAGCATAGCACAAGGAACCAGCATATGCTTGACGACCATCGTAAACCAAAGCCCCGTAAAGGCTCTTCCAAATCCCATTTCTTTTTGGCAGCCGTTAAAGTCATCTACACAAAAGATGAGGTTCTCAAAGAACGTACCCTGAACGTTTTGCTTGAGTTGGAGACGCCTGAAATTACCCAACAGGTTCTTCGTGATACCCACAATGCTGCTCTCTCTCGTCTTGAGACAGAAACAGGCATTCCCAAGACAGATGTGAAAGACACCATCTTTGAGAACTTCCCTTACCTGGGTCACATGAAGCCGGAGGCATTTCATGCAAAAAGCTCCTGATATTTTAGAAACTGCCCGTGATGCCATTGCCGATCGCGCTTCTCAACGTGATGATGAAGGCAAAGCTGAACGCTCCATGGCTGCGGCCGTAGATGCTTTCAATGCCCTCAATGGAACATTCCTCAATGAGACCCAAGGATGGTTGTTCATGGCTATCCTGAAGATGTCACGTGCACGTCAGGGCATGCTCAACTTGGATGATTATGTTGATGGTGCTGCCTACTTCGCTTTGGCAGGTGAGTCAGCGCAACTTGGATCAAAAGCCGCTTGTGAAGATTCACTTGATCTTTGCGACCTGTAGCAAACCACACCACTCTAAACCACACCAAAACAGGAGCCAGACACCATGGCACAGATTACCAATATCAGTGGAATTTCTTTGCCTTTGGCTGTCTGGCTTGCTGCTGATGGATATGACTTCTTCCCCGAAGGTAAGTCTATTTCAGCCACTGCCCTTCTCAAACCAGTGCGTCAGATCCTGCTTCGAGAGCGTCTCTCTCCTGAAGCACGTCAAACTCCTGATGTATCAGACTTCATTGCATCCCGCCTTGGTCACACCATTCACGATGGGATCGAGAAAGCTTGGACTCATGACTACGCCACTTCTTTGCGCAAACTTGGATATCCACAGTCTCTGATCGAAAAGGTCAAAATTAATCCAACTGACCTTGCAGAAGGTGAGATTCCCATTTGGTTGGAGCAACGTGGTTCCCGTCAAATTATGGGATACACTTTGTCTGGTAAGTTCGACATGGTGCTTGAAGGTACATTGCAGGACTTCAAATCCACATCCGTATACAGCTGGATGCTTGGATCCAAAGACGAAGATTACTGTCTGCAGGGTTCAATCTACCGGTGGATCCATCAAGACAAGATTACCGAAGATCACATCAACATTCAGTTCATCTTCACAGACTGGTCACGTGCACAATCTAAGCAGAACCCCAAGTACCCTCAACAGAGAGTCCTGGAGCACCGTGTAGAGCTCATGTCCCTGTCTGAGACGGAAGCCTGGATCAAAACCAGACTTCGCCGTCTAGAGGCCTCTGCAGAGCTCCCAGAGGAATCCCTGCCTGAGTGTACGGATGCTGAGCTGTGGCGCACTGCTCCTGTGTACAAATACTTCTCTGACCCATCCAAAATCTCAGGACGTGCCACCAAGAACTTTGACAACATCAACGAGGCTAACCGTTTTTGTGCTGAAAAAGGCAAAGGCATCGTCATCACAGTCAACGGCAAAGTGAAAGCATGTGCGTACTGCCCAGCTTTCCCCATATGTAGCCAGAAGGATAGATACGAGCATGCTTGATCTTGAACAAGTTCCCCATCACCATGCCATTGAAGAGATCACGCAAGTCCTATCGACAAAGACCCAGAACAACGACAAGGCATTTTTCCGTGTAATTGTTGCTTACTCTCTGAGCGTTGTTGCCTCTTCCATGCGTACCACCATCAACACCAAAGACCGTGGTAACATACCGGTCAACACCTACACTCTGGCCCTGTCACCCTCTGGCACAGGTAAAGGTTTCTCCCTGGGTATTCTCGAGAATGAGATCATGCACGGGTTCCGTCAGAACTTTGTTGAAAATACTCTGCCAGACATCGCTCAAAACAACATGTGGTCTATCGCCACAAAGCGTGCTGTGCGTAAGCAGACCGATGAAAAAGATGAGTTCAATGGTTTGCAGAAAGAGTACAACGATACCGGTGCCTACCCATACAGCTTCGACAGTGGCTCAGCTCCTGCCATCAAACAGGTACGGCAAAAACTTTTGTTGGCTGGTGCCGGTGCAATCAATCTCCAGATCGACGAAATTGGATCCAACCTGATTGGCTCTACCGAAGTCCTCAACACCTATCTTGAGCTTTACGATCAGGGTATGATCAAGCCTAAGCTGACAAAGAACACAGCCGACAACAAGCGACATGAGGAAGTTGAGGGTAAGACCCCCTCAAACATGCTCCTGTTTGGTACACCGTCAAAGCTCTTGGATGGTGGATCCACAGAGGATGCTTTCTACTCTTTCCTCGAAACTGGGTACGGCCGTCGCTGTATCTTTGCCATGGGTCATCCCGAACCAGCTGCAAATGATGCAACTGCAGAAGAGATCTACGCATCATTGATCAATCCAGCCAATGAAATGATGGCTGCTAAGTGGGCCAGTCATCTGACCTCACTGGCAACTCCAGACAAGTTCAACTGGTCTTTGGATGTGGCTGATGATGTTGGCATCGAGTGTCTGCAATATCGTATCTTGTGTGAGCGGGCAGCCAAAGAACTGCCTCTCTATGATGAGATCCGTAAAACAGAAATGTCACACCGCTACTTCAAAGCAATGAAGTTGGCCGGCGCATTGGCCTTCATTGATGAAAGCTTCTCCATCGAAATGTCTCACCTTCACTCTGCCATCAAGCTGGTAGAAGAATCCGGTGCAGCATTTCAAAAGCTCCTCACCCGTGAAAAGCCTTACATGAAGCTGGCACATTACGTTGCCAACTGCGGTCAAGAAGTCACGCATGCTGATCTCCACGAAGCTCTGCCTTTCTACAAGGCAAGCGCATCAGCACGCTCTGAGATGATGACCCTGGCAACAGCCTTTGGCATCCGTCAGCACATCATCCTCAAAAAGACCTTTGTAGATGGCATCGAGTTCTTCACCGGTGACACTCTCAAAGAGACTTCATTGGATCAAATCGATGTCTCTTACTCCACAGACTTCGCCTATAACTATGGGCATGAGCGTGTACCGTTTGACCAGCTCCATAACCTCGTCACAGAGCCTGGATACCACTGGGCAAATCACGCTTTTGTCAAAGAGCATCGGGCAGAAGAGAACGTGATCCAAGGCTTCAACATGGTTGTGTTGGATGTCGATGGTGGCGTTCGTATCGACATGGTTCATGAACTCCTCAAAGAGTACACGTTCATGACCTATACGACAAAGCGTCATACGGATGCAGAAAACCGTTTCCGTATCATGCTGCCGATCAGTTATGAGCTTTCGCTTGATCGTGATGACTACCGTGACTTCATGGAAAATATTGTGAAGTGGCTCCCATTTGCCGTTGATGAAAGCGCAAACCAGCGTTCCCGCAAATGGATGTCTAACGATAAGGCGATCGTCTATTACAACACGACTGATCGGCTTCTTGATGTCCTGCCCTTTGTTCCCAAGACAGCAAAGAATGAACAGTTCCAAAAGGAATTTGTGAAGCTGGAGTCTCTGGACAATCTTGAGCGTTGGTTTGCTGAGCGTATCGCCAATGGCAATCGTAGCAACCAATTGATCAAGTTCGCCCTGGCTCTCGTGGACAATGGTATGACCTACAATGAGGTTGAGCAAAGCGTGCTCAACTTCAATCGCAAGCTTTCCGAAGGGCTTGACGAAAGTGAGTTGCGTAGAACTGTCCTCGTGACAGTCGCAAAAAGGTTGCAAGGACTGCCGTAGTAGGTGGGAGGGCTCCTACCCTACCTCGAATGTCTCTGTAACGCTCCCTGCCGTGTCCGCTCTGGCAGGGAGCAGCAATCTCAAAAGGAACCACTATGACTAAATTTGCCCGTCTTGAGGTCGTAGATGGATATCAAATTTTGTTTGAAGTCATTCTCCAAGACAAAGGTGGTGATGACGTTGGCCTCTATGTGCGTATCCGTCGTGATCACGAATCTCACTCCATGCTTACCTACTTGGGTCCATACCCACCTGACGATGAATCAGCAGTTGAGCATACAATGTTCAATCTTGATGCTGAAGAGTTCGCAGGGATCATGGATTCAGGCGTAAACAGACTCAAAAATTAGGAACCAATATGACAGATGTACCTACCCAGAACGATCAGCTTTTCCTGATTTCAGGTGAAAGCGCTACAGGTAAATCCGCAAGTCTACGTCACCTTATGGGTGGACCACGTGTGATGTACCTCAACTGTGAATCCGGTAAAAAGCTGCCTTTCCGGAATGACTTTACCAACATGACTGTCACCGATCCTTATCAGATCTATGAAGCTTTCGAGCATATCGATGGTGATGGTGCCGGTGAGTATGATGTAGTTGTCATCGATACTCTCACCTTCCTCATGGACATGTTTGAATCGATCCATGTGATTGACTCTGCTGACACCATGAAAGGCTGGTCAAAGTATCAGCAATTCTTCAAAAAGCTCATGCAAGAGTATGTTGCTTCCTGCCCTCTTCCTGTCATCTTTACAGCTCATACACGTTCAGAGCTGAATGAAGCCAAGATGATCATGGAGACTGCTGTACCTGTCAAAGGCGCTCTCAAAAACAATGGCCTAGAGGCATACTTCTCAACAGTTGTTTCTTCGAAGAAAATGTCTCTGAAAGCCCTCGAGAAGTATAAGTCAAAGCTTCTGAACATCACTGAAGAAGATGAAGCACTTGGCTTCAAGTATGTCTTTCAGACACGCTTGACCAAAGAGACTGTAGGGGAACGTATCCGCTCTCCTATGGGCATGTTCACTGCTGCTGAGACCTACACAGACAATGATGCTCAGCTTCTACTTGACCACCTGCGTTCGTTTTACGCATAGTCTCACTCCCTGAGACACCACACCATCCCACCCCACATCACAATCAAAGGAAAGATGTATGTCCTCTAATCCATTCGCCAAAATGACCACTGAAGGTCTTGAAGAAACTCAAGACACACTTGGTGGTTTCGCCCCAGCACCTTCAGATGTCTATGCTGCTACAGTCACCATGGCATATGCCGGTGAAGCAGCCAGCGGTGCTCAGAACGTCACCATCATTGCCAAGGCTGGAGCCACTGAGTTCCGTGAAACGATCTACGTTACCAACAAGAAAGGTGAAAACTTCTACACCAAAGACGGTAAGAAGAATCCTCTCCCAGGGTACACAACCGTTGATGACATTTGTCTTCTGACAACTGAGTCTCCTTTGTCTGAGCAAAATGTTGAGATGAAGATGGTCAAAGTCTGGAACTCTGATGAGAAAAAAGAGCTCCCTACTGAAGTGCCTGTACTGATCGATATGATCGGTAAGCCTGTCAATCTGGCTGTTCTGCGTGTCAAAGAATTCAAGCAGAAAAAAGGTGATGATGGGATCTACCACGACACCGATGAAGTGCGTGTTTCCAACACCATCAACAAAGCCTTTCACTCTGAGACCAACAAGACAGTCAACGAGTATCGTCAGGAAGTTGAGAACGCTGAATTCCATGAAAGCTGGGTTGAGCGTAACAAAGGCAAAGACCGCGACAAGACCACCGGCAAAGGTAACTCTGGTCCAGGAAGTTCTGGTTCGGGCAAACCAGGTGGTGATGCAACTCCAAAGAAAAAGCTCTTTGGCTGATGCTATATTTAGGCATAGATCCCGGGTTCACCGGGGCCATTGCTTGTCACGATGGGGACACTGGCGGTCTGGTTGTACTGGACATGCCAATCCTCGTTGCCAAGTCAGGTAAGAAAGAGATCGATCACGTTGCGTTGTTCGACTCTCTTACCCCACCTGATGATGGTCGTCGTGTCATCGCATACCTTGAGCAGGTACACTCCATGCCTAAACAGGGTCTCTCATCCACGTTCCGCTTTGGACAAGGATACGGAGCCCTGCAGATGGCTCTGCTTGCTCACCGTACCTCCACAGTCGATGTGACTCCCCAGAAATGGAAGAAGCACTTCGGTCTGCAGAGGGACAAAGGAGCAAGCCGTGGTTTAGCCACACAGCGCTTCCCTGCCTACGCCCACCTCTTCAAGCGGGTCAAGGATGATGGACGTGCTGAAGCTGCTCTCATTGCCCTCTACGCTAAGGAGATACAGCGTGCATAAAAATAAAGGCCAACAGGCGAGAGATCTCGTGCAGGACACTATCACCGAACACCCAGGTATCAGCATCAGAGAATTGGCTATTCGAACCAAGCTATCCTATCAGGCAGTTCAAGAAGCTACCGTGTATCTGCGTGCCAAGAAGTACGTTTACACTACTAAACGTGAATCTGCACGAACCATGTCTTTCTTTCCCACAGCTTGACCAACAGCTTTACGTTGGCGGTAAGCTGTGAGTGCCGAGCTGAGCCCTCATTATTCCGGTTCTAACCACAGCAGAAGCAGCAGGGTACAGATGGCTCTTTTCAGCTCTGTGATGCTTCGCTAAATACACCACTCCACCCCACTCCAAACCTTGAGGAAACACTATGCAAATCACACTGAACCAAGCAGAAATCATGAGCGCACTTGATGCGTTTGTTCGCAAACAGATTACCATTTCAGATGATCAGAAGATTGACATCGATATGAAAGCTGGCCGCGGCGAAAATGGTTACTCTGCTGAACTGAGCATCTCTGCTCAAGACATCTCTGCACCTGCCAAACCTGCCAAGGTGACACGTGCAGCCACACCTTCTAAGCCTACAGAAGTAGAGGCTGATGAAACTACAGAAGCAGAAGCTGCTGAACCTGAGACTGATACAGTAGCAGATGAGCCAACGACTGAAGACTCAGCTCCTGATGAAAAGCCCAAGAGCAACAAGTCGATCTTTTCTAAAGCTTCATAATCATGACAAAGCTAACAGGCATGGTTGTATATCTATGCCTGTTTTTCTTTGCTTTGGCTGCTGTCTTTAGTGCTGCATGGGCATTCATGCTGAGCTTGCTTGGACTGTCTCTTTTACTTCTAGCTGGGGTATTTATCTGGTCCTGGCTTGTCACATCAGCAAGAAACAACAGGCATAAATGAGT